AAAAATTCAAAAAAATCAACATTTTTTTACTTCTTTGTTCTTTTTTTGTTCTTTTTTCTTGATATAAATATACTATTATGACATATTGTAAAAATTGTGGGAGAGAATCCCATTGCGGAAAGAGAAAATACGAAATGATGGAAACTATGAAAGTGGAAATCTGTAGATTCTGTAGATGTGATGATAAAAAATGTAAAAAGAAATTGGAGAAACAAAATGGCTAAAGAAAGAGTGTTTAAATTTACGGATAATAAGGAAGTTAACGAAGAAATTACAGCATTAAGTTGGAAAGACGCAGTAAAATCCTTTCAAAACAAAATGGATAAAGTTAAATTAGTGTATATTGAATGGATAAGTAAAAAAGGTCAAGAAATGACTAAATGGCAAACTTTACCAATCGGTAGAAAAGATAAATTAGGAAGATAAATGCCAGCAGTAAGTAGAAAAGGTGATGAATTGTCAACAGGACATATATGTGCCTCAACAACAGTACTAGATACGCCTCAGCAATCTACTTGCAGAGCAAATGGTATATTGATAGCAAGAATTACAGACAAAACTGTATCTCATCCATATCCACCATTACCTCCGTGTGCGCCACACGTAGCGCAAGTTAACATAGGATCAGCAACAGTTAGAGTACACGGTTTATCTGTTGCAAGAATAGGTGATAGTACAGACGCAGGAGAAATGACTAAAGGTTCTTCAAATGTTTTTGCAGGCGGCTAGTTAAAACCATATAAATATTAGTGATATGGCAATATACGATTCATCAAGCACTAATAAAAGTAAAAGAGCTTCAAGAAAATTTAAGGATATAGACCTAGATTTTGGAAGAAACGCTGTTACCAATGATGTCAATACCGTTGAAGACGTTATTGCTATTAAACGAGCTGTAAGAAACTTGATACAGACAAACTTTTATGAGAGACCTTTTCATCCTGAATTAGGATGTGGTGTTAGAGGTTTACTTTTTGAAAATTTTACACCTATTACAGGAATATATCTAAAAAGAAAGATAGAAGAAGTAATAACAAATTATGAACCTAGAGTAAATCTACAATCAGTTAGTGTAGATGACGATCCTGATAACAATAGACTAGTATGTGATATATACTTTTTAGTTCAAGGTGTTCCAGGACCACAACAGGTTACAACAATGCTACAAAGGTTAAGATAATAGATGTCAAATCATAAATTAAACATATCAGATTACGATTTTGATTTAGTTAAATCAAATTTAAAAACATTTTTACAAAGTCAAAAAGAATTTCAAGACTATGATTTTGAAGGATCAAGTTTAGCAATTCTATTAGATGTATTATCTTACAATACACACTATCTTGCTTACTTGGCTAATATGTCAACTAACGAAATGTTTTTAGATAGTGCTGATGTTAGAAACAATATTGTATCATTAGCAAAAATGTTAGGATATAGACCTAACTCTCCAAAAGCACCAACAGCACAAATAGATATTAAATTAAATACAGGTACAGGTTCATCGGTTATAATGGACAAAGGAACAGTATTTACAACTAAAGTTAACAATATAGATTATCAGTATGTAACCAACGAAGATATTACAATTACTCCAGTTGATGGTGTTTATCAATTTAATAATGTAAAAATTTATGAAGGTACATTGGTAACTTTTAAATATACTGTTGATGTAAATGATGTTGACCAAAAATTTACTATACCAAGTACAGACGCTGATACAACAACATTAAAAGTTTCAGTACAAAATAGTTCAACTGACACTACAACAAACACATATTCATTATCAGGTGGTTATGCTGGTGTTGGAAGTGATTCAAAAGTTTATTTTTTACAAGAAGGATCAGATAGAAAGTTTGAAGTTTACTTTGGTGATGATATTATAGGTAAAAAATTATCAGATGGTAACGTAGTTATATTAGAATACATTGTTACCAACAAATCAGATTCAAATGGTGCTTCAAAATTTTCATTATCAGGAAACATTGGTGGTAATACAGATGTTACCATTACAACAGATTCAGTTTCGCAAGGTGGATCAGTTGCAGAAACAAATGACTCAATAAAATTTAATGCACCTTTACAATATGCAGCTCAAGATAGAGCAGTAACCGCTACTGATTATGAAACGTTAGTTAAATCAATTTATCCTAATGCATTATCTGTAAGTGCTTGGGGTGGAGAAGATGATGAAACTCCAACTTATGGTGTTGTAAATATTTCAATCAAAGCAAAATCTGGTTCAACTTTAACAGATTCATCAAAAGCGGATATAGTAACCCAATTAAAACCATATAACGTTGCTTCTGTAAGACCTGTTATAAAAGATCCAGAAACAACTTCCGTGATGGTAACTTCTAATGTTAAGTATGACGAAAAATCAACTACAAAAACTGCTGACACTTTAAAAGCAGATGTAATTAATACATTAACAAATTATAATACAGGCACATTACAAAAGTTTGACGCAATATTCAGATATTCAAAAGTTGTAGGTTTAATAGATAATACTGATACAAGTATTTTATCTAACATTACAACAGTAAAAGCAAGAAAAAACTTTACACCAATAATCGCAACATCTTCAAAGTATAATGTATATTTCAGAAATGCATTATATCATCCACATACAGGACACAATTCTGGTAACGGTGGTATTTTAAGTTCAACTGGATTTAAAGTAGATGGTAATAATAATGAAATGTTTTTTGATGATGATGGTTCTGGTAATGTACGTATGTATTATATGTCAAGTGGTGTAAAAAATTATCACAACTCAACGCAAGGTACTATTGATTATGGTACAGGTGCAATAACAATTAATTCTTTGAACATAGCAAGTATATCAAATATACGTGGTGCAGCTTCAACTATAATTGAGTTAACAGTACAACCAAGTTCTAATGATGTTGTTCCAGTAAGAGACCAAATTATAGAAATTGATGTTGCAAACTCAAATATAACAGTTACCGCTGATAGTTTTGTAGGAGGTTCTTCTGAAGCTGGTGTAGGTTACAATACAGTTTCAAGTTATTAATGAATAATGGCAAAGTTTAATGATAAAATTTCTAACTTACTTAGCAATCAACTACCCGAATACGTAGTTAGTGACCACCCAAAGTTTAAAGACTTTTTAAAAGTCTATTATCAACTATTAGAATCTGCTGAAGTATCGGTTACTTCTGTTAAATCTACAGAAGGTATCTTATTAGAAACAGAAACAAATCAAGCAAACAATCTTGTATTAGACGCTAGCAGACTAGACACAGCAAGAACATCTTTAGACGCTGGTGATAAAATTATATTTGAAACTTACTCTGGTACTGAATATGGAAAATTTACTAGAGGAGAAACTATTACAGGACAAACTTCAAATGCAACTGCCGTTGTATTAACAGAAGATTTAGGTAATGGTCGTTTATTCATATCTTCTCAAAACAAACTTATTAAAGGTGAAATTATTGTTGGTGGAAGTTCTAATGCTTATGCAACAGTAAATAACTATAAACCTAATCCAGTAAATAATATTGTAGACCTAGTTAAGTTTAGAGATCCAGATGGAACAATTGACCAATTCTTATCAAACTTTAGAGATGAGTTTTTACAAACTTTACCTGAAGCATTAGCAAATGGTGTAGATAAAAGAAGTTTAATTAAAAATGTTAAACAACTTTATCGTTCTAAAGGAAGTTCAAGAGCTCACGAAGTATTTTTTAGATTATTATTTAATGAAGATTCACAAACATTTTATCCAAGAGAACAACTATTAAGATTATCTGATGGTAAATATGATACGTTAAAAGTTTTAAGATGTATTGTAGATGTTGGAGTAATTACAGATTTAGTAGGAAGACAAATTACAGGCGCAACAAGTAAAGCAATAGCAAGTGTTGAACGTATAGCAAGTTATCAAATTGGTACTGATACAGTTTCAGAATTGGTTTTAAATACCGATAGTATGGAAGGAACTTTTGTAGTTGGTGAACAAATACAAGGTACTGGTTCAGATGAAGATGATTACTTTATTAAAGCAACTATCACAGGTATACCTGGTAATAAAACGATTACAAATGATGGTGCATTAAATTTAACTTCTGATACTATTAAAGTAAATGCAGGTGGTACTGGTGCAATATTCAGTATTGATGAAGTAGGCACAGGAAATATTTCAGAAATAATTGTAGATAATAAAGGAGTAAATTATGAAGTAGGAGATAGTTTAGTATTTGATGATACAGGTACTAATGGTAACTATGCTGCTGGATTTGTTAGTAGAATTAATGGTGGTATTTCAGCTGAAGATTCTGACCAAATAGTTTTAGAAGATGGAACAAATTCTATGGATCAATATTCTGGTCGTTCTATTATGCAAGAAAAAGGAACTGGCGATGGAACGATTGAAAAAATATTTTTATCAAATAACGGTTCTGGTTATAGTTCTTTACCAAGTGTTACCGTAACCACTTCAACAGGTTCAAATGGAACAGTAAGAGCTTGGGGAAATGAAATTGGAAGAATAGTTGCATTAAAAACTTCTGAATTAGGAAAAGCATATCAAACATCTCCATCACCAACTTTAGGATTTTTTAACAGTTGTATATTAACAGGTGTTAGTGGTGCATTTACAACAGGAACATCGGTTACTGTATCAGGTGGACAAGGAACAGTTGTTTCTTTTGATAGTGTTAGAAACGTATTACGAATAAAAGATATTACAGGTTCGTTTCCAGTTGGTGCAACAATATCAGCAGACTCAGGTGGTTCAGGAACTATTGCAAAAAATGATGTTGCAACAGCAACAATTGAAGTAGTATCAGTAGCAGATACAGATGGAAGATTTATTAATGAAGATGGTAAACTTTCTGAAACAACAATGAAAATACAAGATAGTAAATACTATCAAGATTTTTCTTACGTATTAAAAGTTGCTCGTTCTATTGCAGTATGGAGAGATTCATTTAAAAAGACAATGCACACAGCAGGGTTTTATTTTACAGGTCAAGTTGATATACAATCTAAATTAAGTGCTAAAGGAAGATTACCAATTGTTGGTGCTGTTTCTGGATCAGTTGAAATACCATTATTCCAAATATTAAATACTTTATTCTCATCTATCTTTGGAAGAAGATTAGGAACTGTAGATGATGGAACAGCAAAAAGAACAAATGCTTTAGAAGGTGGTACAATATATCAACCAGAAGATAAGATTGAACATTTTGCAGCTAATCAAAGAGATGTAACCTTAACAAGACCTGGATTAGAAATAGATTATGTAAGTAGAAAAAGACCAACGATTGATGGAGTTAACTTTAGACAAGGTAGTGTATATGCAGGAGCACGTTGGGGTACTATTAATAAGTACGCAAATACTATGTTTGGAACATCAAATACTGGTTCTGGTCATACTTTTCAAACTTTAGGAGATTTAAAAGTATTTGGAACAAGGTCTAGTTTAGATGGAAGACCTGGGGTTTTCTTAATGTCTTCTGATCCAGAAGGTCAAAATGTTAAGTGTATGCTTGCTATTCCATCGCAGTTAGCATTTAGTTCTAACTCGTTTGATAATACAGTAGTTAACTTTGCTCAAACAGGACCTACTTTTGATGATACGACACCTTAATAACCTTATAAATAGTAGAAACGAATAGAGAATTTAAATGGCAAAACAATCAATTAGTATAGGATCATCAGCTAATGACGGAACAGGTAGTAACCTACGTACTGGTGGATCTATTATTAATAATAACTTTAATGAAGTTTATAGTCAATTAGGAGATGGTACTAACTTACAAGGTTGGATCAGATTTCTTGATACAGCTTCTACTTCATATCAAACTAATTTAGGAAGTGATTTTAAATTCACTGGTGGTACTGGTATTGACGCTGTTATATCTGGAACACAATTAACTATTTCAACAGACGCTACAGTACCTACAAATACTTCCGTTGCTACATTTCAAAATAAATCTCTTGATTTATCAAACAACACAATTACAGGTACTACATCACAATTCAATACAGCTTTATCAGATGGAAACTTTGCGACAATAGCTGGTACTGAAACACTTACTGGTAAAACTATAGATTTAACAGATAATACAATTACAGGAACAACAGCAGAATTCAATACAGCTTTATCAGATGGAGATTTTGCAACTTTAGATGGTACAGAAATTTTAACAAATAAAACTATTACAGTTGCTAGTAATAGTTTATCAGGACCTGTTTTCAATATTGCAGATACAACATCAACAACGTCAGCAATTAATTTTGGTGATGTATTAAAAATTCAAGGTGGTGCTGGTATAACAACAACAGTATCAGGAGACCAAGTTAGTGTAGTTGCAGATGGAATTACAAATTCAGAATTAAGTGGAAGTGCTGGAATTACAAATGCTAATTTAGCAAATGATTCAGTAACCGTAGGTTATACAGCAATTGCTTTAGGATCAAGTGCAACAACTGTAAATGGTTTATCTATTACAGGTAACGCAACATTTCAAGCAACTGGTAATTCTTCTGCTATTAAATTTAATCACGCAAACTTTGCTAGTTTTCCAACTGCTGCAACTTATCCAGGTTCTCCTGCAATTGATGAGGCAACAACAAAACTTTATATGGCTTCTGGTTCTGGTTGGATTGAAGTCGTATCAGAAAACTCTGGTATAGAAAAATTATCAAACGTAAGTACAACATCAATTGCAAACGGTCAAGGACTTGTTTGGAATTCATCAACAACAAAATTTGAACCTGGTTCAGTTGGAGGTTCTGGTGCTTTTATAGCAGGAACTGCTTTAGACCAAGCAAACGAAAGAATATCAGATGTTCAATATATTTCTTTACGTTCTTCAGACGATACAGCAATACAAGAAATTCCAGTAACCGTAGCAACAAAAACTGCTGCTCATTATAATTTTGGTTCTGGATCAAGTAATGGTTATTTAATTGACGGAGATGAATCTCCATTATTACAATTAACTCCAGGTGTTTGGAAGTTTGACCAATCAGACGGTTCAAATTCAACACACCCATTAAAATTTTATAGAGATTCAGCTAAAACTGTTGAGTATGATACTAACGTTACCATTTCAGGTACACCAGGAAGTGCTGGTGCATATACTCAAATATCAATTAATAATGATACACCTTCTTTACTTTATTATCAATGTACAGCACACTCACTTATGGGACACGCTGTTGAAGTATTAGGTGGAAGAAGAAATGTAACCACAGATAAATCAAACACAGGAGATGGTTCAACAAGTACAATTACAGTAAATTCTGGAAGAACCGTTGATGATGTTTTAGTTTTTGTTAATGGAATATGTTTAGTTCCAACAGATGATTATACGATTTCAGGAACAACATTAACTTTTGTATTAGCACCTTCTGCTAATGCAGAAATAGTAATAAGGTATTTAAGCTAATGGGAACACAAACTAGAAAATTTGCAAATACAATTACTACAGATGGTAAAATAGATGTAGTTGATACTTCTATTGAAAATGCTGATTTAGTAAATTCAAGTATTACAATTAATGGTTCAGCAGTTTCATTAGGAGGTTCAGTTAATGTAGGAGAAACAAAACCTACTATAACAACTTCAAGTGCTATAATAGCACCTAGTACAAGTGCTTCATTTACATTAGCAGGAACAAATTTTATATCTGTACCTAAAGTAGAATTAATAAGTTCAACAGGTGCGGTAACTGTTGCAAGTGCTGTTACCTATAATAACGCAACAAGTTTAACGGTTACAACAAATTTAAGTGCAGGTAATTATTTTGTAAGAGTAGAGAATAATGATGGTAATGCTGCTAGAAGTTCATCAGCAATTTTAGCTGTTAGTTTAGCACCAGTATGGTCAACAGCTGCAGGAAGTTTAGGATCAATAGCTGCAGGTGCAACTCAATCATATACTTTACTTGCTTATGATGATGACAGTACAGCGGTTTCAAGTTATAGTTTACAATCAGGTACTTTACCTGGTGGATTTAGTTTAGCAGGAGATTCATCAATAGGAACAATTTCAGGAACTGAAAGTGGAAGTTCATCAACAACTACATACACATTTACCATTCGTGCAACGGATAATGAAAGTCAAACGACAGATAGAGAGTTTACAATTACCGTATCACACGGCGCTTCAGGAGGAGGACAATTTAATTAATGGCTAATACATATTTAACAAGAACAACAGGCACACCGACTTTAGGCACTAAAGTTACCGTATCAGCTTGGGTAAAAATAAGTGAAGTTCCAGCTGGTGGTGGAAGTGATAGATGGCTTTTCGGTGAATACGGAAATAACTCAAATCATTCATACCTATATCTTCGTAATAGTTCAGAAATAGGTTGGTATGAAGCTGATGGAAGTGGAGCGGTAGCAAGTATAATTACAACAAGACTTTGTAGGGATTTAAGTGGTTGGTATCATTTTATGATTGCTTATGACACAA